GTGATGTTGTTGGCGGTCGGGGTGGCGGGGCCTTCCAGGTAGACGCCCTGGACGTTGCCGGCGGCCACGGTCGAGCCGCTCAGGATCTGCTGCAGGAGCAGGCTGTTCACTGTCTTGAAGGTCGCTTTGCCGGTGATCTTGCCTTCCGCCTTGGCGATGTCCAGGGCGAACTGGCTCGATCCGATCAGCTCCTTCAGGGTGTAGGAGACGTCGATGTTGACGTCCTGCAGGACGCCGATGGGAATGGGCTGGGAGCCCACGAGGAGGGTGAGGAAACCCACACCGAAATTGACAATCTGGCCCATGGCGGGGCTCCTTTAAAAGAGGCCCAGGATCCGGGAGCGCAGGCTCGCCGTGAGGTCCATGAGCGTGTTGTGGTGGACGGTGGGGATGTGGGCGCTGACGTTGGCGCGCACCTCCTCGGCGAAGGTGTCGATGTGGGCGTTGATGGCGGCCAGCAGCGCCTCGGTCTCGGCGGGCACGGCCTTGACCTTGGCTTCCACCTGGGCGATGGCCGCTTCTGCGGCGGCCTCGATCCTCTGGATGGTGGTCTCGGGCAGCTCTGGAGCGGCTTCGACCGGCGCTGGGATGGCGTCCGGGGCGGGAATGGCGGTTTCATCGGGCACGGCTGGCTCCTTCAGTTGACGAGGATGGAGAGGGGGATGATGGCGATGCCCTGATCGCCCAGGAGATCGCCCGAAGTGGTGATGGCCCCGTCGATCCAGACGTGCTTGACCAGGCCGCCAAGGGTCTGCTGGAAGCCCTGGCCCCAGGGCCCGGGGTTCGCCTGGGGGCCAACCATCTTCTCGAGCTGGTCCAGGTAGCCGTTCAGGACGATAGAGGGCGGCACGCTCGGGTCAGGGCTCTGGACGTAGAGGTAGATCTGAGCCTTCAGCGTCCAGACCACCGGGACACCGCTGGGGTCGTTGGTGGGGTCCTGGTCACCGGCGCCCATGAAGAGGGCCGGCTGCTGCTCACGCGGCACCGCGGACCAATGGAGCGGCCGGCGCGACTTAGTGATCAGGCCGGGCAAAGTCGACACCAGGGCGAACAGGGCGGTGAGGATCGTCTCCCGGTTCACATCGCCCCCCGCATGGCTTCGAGCAGCTGCTCGCGCACCTGGGGCCGCATATCCTCCAGGGCGGAACGCAGGAAGGACCGCTCTGGCATGTGCATGTGCGCCTGGTGGGCGCTGACGATGCAGACGACCGGCTCTTTCAATTCCCTGCCCCAGGCCATGGTGACGGTGCGCAGGTGCTCCTTGATGGACACCTCTCCGTCGAAGCCCATCTCGTGGGGCCGGGCGTAGACCAGGTTGGTGCCCACGGAACCGACGATGGACTGGCCGGTGTCCTCAAGCCGCTGGTTGATGCTGGCCCGGAGGTTGCCCGACACGTTGTGCAGGACCTGGCCGGAGAGCTTGTCCTCCTTCACGTGGGAGAGGAGGGTCATGACTAGGCGCTGCATCCGGTCCTTGACCCGGGCATAGACCTTGGCTGGGGTCGCCCCGAGGTGGGAGATGACGGTCTCGGCGCCGACGATCCGCCCGGCTAGCACGGGACCACCTTGTTCCACTGCTGGAGGATGGTGGCCACGCTGGCCGGCATGTCCTTGATGAAGAAATTGGTCTGCTGGCCGCCCATGCTGATGCTGGTGTTGCCGATGTGATCCCGGTCCCTCCAGCGCAGGGCGGCGAGCTCGAGGCAGGCCTGCTCCAGATCGCCGGGGATGACGGTATAGCCCGCCGTGTAGCTGAAGATGCAGTTGGCCACGTCGTCATCGTCGAAGGTGTAGTTGCGCAGGGTGATGCCGTCGTTGGCCAGAACCCAGCCGTCCTGGCCCGAGCCCGGCGACGGGGGGATGGTGACCCCGTCGACCACCACGGAGGACACGGCGATGACGGGGTAGTTCCCCAGGACCATCCGGGTGCCGCCCTGGCCGTCCCGGGTCTCGACGTAGGGCTGGTCGGGGATGATCCGGCTGATCTTGTTTTGGATCCAGAGCGACACGGACGTCACCAGGCGCTGCAGCTGGTCGGCGGTGGCCTGCTGGACGTTCGTCAGGCCCAACCAGGCCTGCAGGTTGGCAATGGTCGTGAGGTCGCGGGGATCCGGGGCAAGGGACATGGCTTAGGCCTTCGGCGCCGGGTTGTTGATGGCGTCGGTGACGGCCTTGATCAGGTCGGGGCGCTTGATGTCGGGCGGCAGCTGCAGGCCCAGCTGGTCCGCCTTGGCCAGCAGGTCGACGTTCTTCCACTGGCTGACCGGGACGAGGACCTCGGCGGGCTCGACCGGGGGAGGATCGCCAGGGATGACGCCGAAGGCGGCCAGGTCGGCCGCGGCTTCCTCGGGTAGGTCGAACACGCCGTTGGTGTCAGGGTCGAAATTCTGTTCATGCCAGCCAATGGCGGTGACGGTGCCTTTGGGATGGAAGAAGTGCATGGGAACCTCAAAGAGGAACCCGAGAGCCCCGAAGGGCCCCCGGGCGGCCGGCAGGCCTAGCCGTTGGTGATGTTGGTGATGACGCCGAGGCTGGGCGGGAAGTAGTGCTGCAGCACGCCGTCGGCGTAGACGCCGTACTCGTACTTCCGGCTCTTGAGGGGCCATTCCAGCTGGTAGTAGTCCCGGCGCAGCTTCTTGCGCACCACGTCGGCCACCCCGTTCAGGGGGTAGGGCACGGCGTCGGTGTAGAACAGGATGGTGCCCGGGGGCAGGAGCGGGTGGACCTGGATGGGGATGTCCACGTTCATGACCTTGTTCAGGTACGAGCCGACCACCGCGCCCGCCGCGATCTTGCCGTCGGCGATCTTGCTGGCGTCCATCGTGAAGCGGAGCAGGGGCGCGCCGCCGTTGGCGATGATCTTCTTGGTGATGTTGATGCACTCCTGGCTGGACACGAAGATCCGGGTCGGGCTCAGGCGGTAGCGGTTGTAGAAGGTGGCGAAGGCCAGCTCGAAGTCGGCGATGCCGCCGGCGCCGTCCGAGGTGAGCGCCGTGCCGGTGCCGGCCACGCCGGTCGCCAGGGTCGCGTAGTAGGCGTTGGAGCCCGCCTTGGCGGCCAGGGTGAACAGGCCGTCATAGTCCAGGGCGCTGGTGCTGTAGTCGTTGGCGGTCAGGGCCGAAGCCAGCTGGCCGGAGGCCGGGAAAGTGGTCAGGACCACCGAGTTGATGCTGGTGATGGCGGCCAGGCGCTCGGTGCCGGCCGTGGATCCGACGAACCAGGCGTAGCCCCAGGCGCCCTTGACGGCGGCCACGGAGCTGGCGATGGAGCCGTTGGGGCCGGTGACGTTGGCGGTCTGCGCGGTGCTCTTCTGGGCGTTGCCGCCGCCGAAGGTGTCGATGCTGCCGTCGGTGTTGGTCTTGGAGATCTGGCCGGGGACCTGGGCGACGGTCGGGTCGAAGATCTGCCCGGTGATGCCGTCGTTGTGGCCGGCGACGTCCAGGTAGGCCTGGGGGCCGAGGGCGACGCAGATGACCGAGGCGGTGGCCGCGGTCGCCATGGAGCCGGCGGTGCCGACGACGTTGGTCGGGGTGGGCGTGGTGCCCAGGGCGTTGCTGGTGTTTCCGCCCAGGTCCAGGCGCTCTTCCTGGATCATGAGGGACTGGAGCAGCTGCTGCACGGCCAGGGCCTTCAGGTCCATGAATCCGGCGGACGCGAGGTCCGCCTCGAAGGTGACGAAGTTTTCCAGGCCCCACCCGCGGTAGGCGGCGAGGTATTCCGTGAGCTGCTGGGCGATCACGCCGCCCCGGTTGCCTTCAGAGACGCCCGCGCGCTGGTTGGCGCTGTTGATGCCGGTGATGGCCTTCCAGTTGGCCTGGGAGCCGAAGCCGGTGACCCGGCGCGGGATGATGTTGCGCAGGGGCGTGAGGACGGGGATGAGCAGCTTGGCAGGGGCTTCCAGGTCGTAGAGCTGCATGCCCTGGGTGGCGGTGGCGGTCTGGCTGAAGGACTTGGTCAGCTCGTCCACGATGGGGGCGGACTGGGCCTTCTTCAGCTGGGCAAGGATTTCGTTGGTGTCCATGGTTTGTTCCTCCGAAGAACTAGCGGGTGATGGCGGCGCGCATGTGGGTCGCCTTGATGAGGAGGCGGGCCTGCTCCTCGGGGGGAAGTTTGGAAATTTCCTCGGCCTGCTTTCTCAGCTCGGCGTCGTCGATGGATTCGGGGTTGCTGACATCTCCGCTCTTGGAGACGACGGAATTGGCGTTCAGGACGCCCTTCGGGGCCGCGGGCTCGGCCTCCAGTTGAGCCACGCGCTTGGTGAGGGTGTCGATGGTGGTCTGGGCCTTGGCGAGGT